TCAGCTCACGGCCCGAGGACGGAACAGGCGGGCGTTGATCGCCTTGCGGGCGCGGTCGTGGCTGTCCGGCAGCAGGTGCGCGTACTGGCGCAGCGTGTAGCCCGCATCGTGATGCCCGAGGTACTCCGCTAGCTCCCGCACGTTCACGCCGTCCTGCAGAACGACGCTGGCGTAGTAGTGCCTCAACGCGTGCGTGCCTTCCTTCCGCGTGGTGACGTACTTCGGCTTGCCGTCCGCACCCTTCTCCGGCTTGGGGATCACGCCCGCGGCGACGATCGCTGGCTTCCACACGTACTGCGAATAGTTGCGCGCCTTGAGGTGCCCGCCGTCCTTCCAGCGGAACAGGATCTTGTGAGTGGTCGGCTTGCCGGTCAGCTTCTCCCAGGGAAGGGTGAGCGGTCGTGGCGGGTACTTCCTCATGTGCTCCCGTAGGACCTGCGCGGTGCCTTCAGCCATCGGCACCTCTCGTTCCGAGTCGTTCTTCGGCAAGCCGAAGATGTGGTCTGCACCCAGCTTCTTGATCTGTCGGCGCACATGGATCACGCCGGCCTCGAAGTCGACGTCCTCCTCCGCCAGCCCGAAGAGCTCACCTTCCCGCAAGCCGCATGACGCACCCAGTGTTGGCATGGCTCGCAGGTACTCGGGGTGCGCGTCGATGACCGCGAACACCGTGGCGTCGCCCCAGGCCCTGATCTTGGAACGGCTCTGGTTGTTGACGCTCTGCACGATCTTGTTCAGCGCTGGGTTCTTCTTGATCGAGTCGTCCGCGACCGCGATGTCCAGAACCCCGACGACGACGAGCCGCGCCAACGCCACAGTGGACGCCCCTCGGGTCTCGCCGAGCTTCGTCTGGAAGCCGGAGATGTCAGACGGCCGGATGGCCTTGACGGACCTCTGCCCGAGCACCGGCTTAATGTGCGACTCGTATACGCCCCGGTACTTGATCGCGGTCGACGGATCGACGGAGCGGGACGCGAGGAAGCGTTCAGCGACATCTGAGAACAGTTCCTTCCCTGCCTTCGGGTCGAGGTACTGGCCGCGTTCGACGTCAGTCTCCTGGGCAGCCCAGTGCAAGTCCGCAGGCGTCTTGGTCTTGAACGCCTTTGACCGTTCACGCCCCTCCGGGTCGAGCCATACGGCGAGCCATCTCTTTCCAGTTCCCCATCGGGTGTTGCGGATGCGGCCGTTCTCGCCGCACCAGGGGATCTCCTCGCCGCTCTTGATGGTGCAGACCTTCAGCGCTGGCTTGCCGCATCTGCACATCTCACCCCGGACAGCAGCTCGTTCGGAAATGGCCTTTGACGGCTTCTCTGGCTGCGTCCACAAATCTTTAGTGAATCCCAAAGTCCTACTCCGCCTCGGTGCTTGAATTACTTGCGCGGTCAAGTTCGACCCGAAGGTGGACGAGCAGAGAAACCACGGAGCGGCTTGACATGGCCGTCAACTCCGGGCAATCGAACCTTCGTTGGTACTCCTCAATGTCGTGAAGGACTTGGTCATCCGGCAGCGCGAACTCCCACTTGTCCTCGCGTGTCTCGCTTGAGTCATCTCCGAATGTCTTGAGAAGCGACTCGTGGCCCTGGCGTAGAATTTCTGAGCTGCTCAAGACATGTCGACAAAAAGCCAGCCCTACCTGACCTCCAGGTGAAAGGTCTGCGAACGTGTTGACCTGTTCGCGATCGATCAGATCCATTAGGCTGGCTGCGAAGGAAGCGACCCTCTCGAGCCAGGCTTCGTATGCCTCGATAGCGTCCATGGCCACCTGTGTGGCGTACGAAGACACCCGGTCCATGGTCCACAAAACTTCGTGACCAGTCGCCAATAGAGACTCGGCCATGGTCTCCATGTCGACTTCGAAGAACCGCGCGATCACGTGCGCCTCATTCAGTCGCACGGGCCTCTCGCCACTCTCGATCCTCTGGATCGTCTGCTGGTAGTACGGCAGGCCTTCCGCCTTCAGCGCTCTCGCCAGGTCGGTCTGTGTCATCGAGCGCGCCTCCCGCAGGCGCTGCATGTTCGCGACGAAGCGCGCCTCCCAGGGGTAGGCGGGTCCTGTTGGCTGCCGTTGGCTAGTCACGGCAGGAGCGTAATCAGTTTGTGGATGCCACTGCAACACCACGCTTGCGTTGGCGTGCTGGGGCGTGTTAGAAACGCCTCACACACAGTTTGTCCGTCAAGCGTCAACACCTTGTGGATGACGCCAACAGGGTGATGAGGGCGAGTCGCTCCACCCGTGACGTCTGGACTGAGAAGGAGACGAACTACATGACGAAGTCCAACGAGGCACTGAAGAAGGTGCTCTACGTCGATGACGTGCATGCCTGGACAGGCATCGAGAAGGCGACGCTCAGGTGGATGAGATCGGTTGGTCGGGGCCCCAAGTCGTTCAAGGTTGGCCGACGAATCGCGTACCTGGAAGAGGACGTCGCGGCTTACCTGCGCGAGGCGTACGAGAAGGACAACCCGGCTGCCTGATCCTGCGGAGGACGTCATGACCGCAGGTCACACCCCAGAAACAAGACGACCCGCTCCACGGCTGCCACCGGGAACGGGTCTGACGAACGAATGGATGGGTCCATGTTCGACGACGAACACCGTACCGCGACTCCGGCGGTCCCCGCAGGGGAACTGACGCCGGGCTTCTTGGAGGCCGTCTTGGCCCCGGACACCCAGACCCCCGCGCCCTGCGCCCACTCCTGGTGTGAGCTGGGCGAGGTGCACGACTACACGAGTCACGCGATGCGTCCGGGTGACGGCCTCGAGCGCTTTCACGAGCGGACCCTCAAGGGCGACTCGCCGCTGTCGGTCTCGCTGTACGCCCTGGAGCACTTGGGCGACGAGGGCGTAACGCTGGAGGGGCCGAAGCTGAGCATCGAAGACCCCGACGGCCGTGGCTTCACGGCCGACGAGGCGCGCGGCCTCGCCGCTGCCCTGCTCGTGGCGGCTGCCCAGCTCGACGAGATCGGGGGCGAGTGATGACGCTGCCCATCGAGATCGAGAACCGCCCGTGTCCGGACTTCTGCGCGGAGCCGGGGCACAAGTACATCCCGGACAAGGGCTGCGAGTGGAGCCTCACGCGCTTGCACTCGGTGGCGTTCACTCGCCCCGCTGGGTCGGAGCCGATGGTGACGCTGACCGCGATGGACGAGTACTGCATCGGCGAGTTGCGTCGTCCGGGTTCGCCGGACGAGGACGTCGTCGGCACGTTGGCGATCGAGGCCGACGAGCGGTTCTTCCTCGACGGCTGCTCGCCGGACGAGGCGCGAGAGGCCGCGGCGAAGGCGATGCGCCTGGCTGCTGAACTCCTCGCTGCCGCCGCTCGCCTTGAAGAGATCAAGGACGGTGGGCGATGAGGAAGCAGACCGGTCAGGCCCGCCTCACAGTGGGCCTGCTGGCGGATCTCGTGGCCGTGCTGCGTAAGCACGGCTACCGGCTGCCCGCGGATAAGGACGGCGCGCTCCGCGCTATGGGCGCGACCGTGGCGAACGTGATCCGCCTGGCTACCGCGTTCGAGGGACAGCCGTATTCCGAGCTGCCTGAGCGCAACGAGTTCTGGCGGATGGGTCTGTGTGGTGCCCGCATCGCGAACGGGGGCAAGAAGTGACCGAGATCAACCTCTTCACGTCCAACATGGGTCTCGAGCCGGAGCACTTCGGTCTCACTCGCGATGGCACGGGCTTCGTCCTCGCCTTGCCGTTCGCACGGGCACTCGGCAAGCGGGACGCACACGACGCCCTTCGACTGCTCGACGCTGACGAGTGGTGCCCGCACATTGTGCGGGCAGACGGGACCGCAGTTCGAGAGAACGTGATCCTGGAGGACGGGATCTGGGAGCTCATCTTCGTCAGCCGGACACCGACCGCCAAGGCCATCAAGGCGCGGGTGAAGGCGATCTTGCGGCAGCTGCGTGAGACCGGTGTAGTGGACATGCGACCGGATCTGTCGGATCCGCTGCTCGAGTTGCAGAGGGCGAGCGAGAGCCTGTCGCGCTCGGTCGCCCTGGCGCTCGCCGAGCGGAAGCGCGCCGAGTCCGCAGAGTCGAACGTCCGCGCACTGACTCCAGCTGCGAACGCGTGGGCGGCGTTCCTCGACGCCGGCCGATCCATGGAAGTGGGCGCGGCGGCGAAGTGCCTTGCAGCGCACGGCGTGGACACCGGCCGCACCCGTCTGTACTCGCTGCTGCGGGAGTGGCGCTGGGTGTTCCAGCGCTCCCGTGAGCCGATGGGCTCCGCCGTGGAGAGGGGCTACGTGCGCCTCGCCTTGGACAAGCCGCACACCAACCCGAAGACCGGTGAGGAAGAGGACGGGTCCGCCCGGACGCGCATCACCGGCAAGGGGCTTGAGCGCCTCGCCGACCACTTCGGCGTCCGCCTCGACCTCGACATCGTCAACCAGTACCTCGAACAGCAGGAGCGTGCGGCGTGACCGACACCCTGGACTACGACGTCCCCAGCAAGCGCTCATACGGCGAGGTGCTCGCCTCTTACTGCGCTGACCACCCGCTGCTGGGGGAGTACGACGCGATCGTCAAGGAGCACAACTCTCACGACGTCCCGATCACCGAGGAACTCCGCGGGGGAGTCGACAACCGCACGGCGGCCAAGATGGCGTTGCAGCGGCTGGGTATGCCCTGCGACGAGCTGAGCGTGGAGATGGCCGACGCGTGGGTGCACCGGATGTACCAGGAGGTCGGCAGCCTGGCCGCACCGGCGGTGCCGACCATCTCCTCTGAACTGATCGGCTACTTCCTGTCGGATTGCGGCGTGGTGCCCACCGTCGAGGGCTGGGAGATGTTCAGCGCGGAGGAGCGCCGGGAGATCGCGGCCACCATCGGCGACCGGATGCCTAGTGACGTGTGGACTGACGTCCTGGTGCTCGTGATGCCGGTGCTGCTGCAGCACGTGATCGACGAAGACCGACGCGCCCGCAACCCCCTGTCGGTGGTTCGCGCCGAGGAGACCGGAGGCGACCGTGGCTGACATCAAGGTGCGGGTGGCCGAGGTCGCCCCGGAGGACCCGCGATACGCGGCCGTGCTCGACGAGTTCGCCGCGGTGTTCGGGATGCGTGCCGAGGAGGTGTTCCCGTCCTCGTGGTGGGGCGTGTCCGAGCTGGACGGTGAGGTGTTCCTCTCTGTCGGCGAGGTGGCGCTGATGGGCTTGGCGCAGCTGTCCGAGAACCCGGATGCGGTGAAGCTGATCGACGAGGTGATCGAGGACGGGCCGCGCCCGCTCCGGCCCCTGCTGTACCGCACGCTGCTGACGGGCGGTGCCTGATGGGTACCCGATTTGACGAGGACTTCGAGACCGCCTTGCACATGATGGAGGAGCTTGACGGACGCCCGTTCATGCTCGCCGTCATCGACCTGCTGAACGACATCCACAGGGAACACAAGCCGGACGAGGGTGGCGTGAAGTGTGCCGCCCGTGGCTGCGAGTGCTGGTCCGATCCGGACTTCTCCGCTGATTGGCCGTGCGGCACGTGGATGAACGCCCAGCGGATCGCGGTCGCGTGGCTGCTCGAGCGAGCCCAGGGCGTCGACAAGACACCCGAGGAGCGGCAGCGCGAAGGGGCCCGGGAGCGGAAGCGCCGGCAGCGCGAACGCGAAGGCCAGGGATCCGTTGCGCCGCAGGTAGTCGACTCGTGCCCCGAGGAGACGGACGGGGGGCTACCCCAGGGACTCGCAGAAGCGTCGCAGGTGCGATCGCAGCCGGAGTCCCCAAGGAATGGCAAACGCGATGGCAACCGCATAGCAAGTGCTGTAGCACCTGCTAAAGCAAGTGCTACAGCAAGTGCTTCGCCCGACCTCTGGACCCCCGAGCCGTGAGTGACTTCACCATCAGGCAGGCGCCCGCTCCGGCGGACAAGTTCAGGATCGTCTCGAACGACTTCCTGCGCGGGCGCCTGCCCGTCCCACTGAAGGCTCTGGAGCGTGTGCTCTTGGGCTACTTCATCTCGCTGCCTGACGGGTGGCGGATGAACCGGCGTCAGCTGGATGAGTCCGTGGTGGAGGGACGCGACGCGGTGACTAAGGCCTTGGCTGGACTGGAGGCCAAGGGTTATCTGTCGCGCAGCAAGGTCCGCGGTCGTCACGGTGCCTGGTCGTGGTCGTGGAGCGTGACAGCGGACCCGATTGCGCAGCCGCTGAAGCGTGACAGGTCACGTGACGGGCAGCGTGACAACGGGCGTGACGCTGCTCCACCATCCCCTGAAAGTCAGTCGATGGACGCGACCAGCGGAAACAGTGCATCACCGCAGGTCGCACCATCAACTGAAACTCCGTCGACGGAAAGTCAGTCGATAAAAGAAGAAGACGGGGGTGAGAAGACTGATCTGAAGACGGGTTTTCAAGGCGGCACTCCCGTGGGGGCCCACGCTGACGCGCAGGCCGATCCGAGAACCCCAATCCACGGCCAGCACCTCGTAGGCCTGGACCCGAAGGCCTTGACGCAGAAGTTGACCGCGATCTGGTGTGCGGTCGTCAGGGAGCACAACGGCTCACTGCCCATCCAGGACGGCGGAGGCTGGGACGTGGACGGCACGCCGCTCGAACGCGGCAGACACCCCATCGGCGGAAGCATCAAGGCGTGGTGCGAGCAGTGGCGTAACCCCACCGTCGAGGCGCTCGATGCAGTACTTACCCAGATCCGAGGCGACGCCCGCCTGTGGGCGGAACGGCACCCCGAGCGAGGCCGGGAGGCAGCAGCGTGACCGATGAGCCGAAGCCCAAGCCGAAGCCCAAGGCGCCGCGACCGGGGGTGAACCCGTTCGGTGGTGGCTACAGCCAACCCCCTGCCAGCCGCAGGCCCAAGCGTCCCCAGAACGCCAAGGAGCGTGCTGCCCGGCAGTTGAACGCCCCGGCCGAGGACATCGCCAGGATGGACGACGACGACCTGCAGGGCATCACGCCCCGCGACGCGGCCAGGCTCCTCGGAGAGGAGAGCTACGCCGACAAGCGCGACAAGAAGCGTCTCCGCACCCGCTGGCGATTCGAGCAGTTGCGCCGCTTTCGCACCGACGAGGGCCGCAGGCGGCTGGTGGCTCTGCTCGAACGGTCCTTGACCGGAGACGAGCTGGAGATCTCTGAGGAGATCGAGGAGGCCATCGGGAACCTTCTCGCCATCGATCGCGAGAAGAAGCCCGACGTGCCGCAGTTGATCGGTATCGACGACCGCAGCGATACCGCGAAGGCGTACGCCCGGTACAGGAACGAGGGGAGTGGACGTTGACCGAACCACGTTGTGTGAGGGCGGACCGGTGCGCCGATGCCGCCACGGTTGACGGCGTCCGTGTCGGGGCTGCGGTGAACACGTCCGCCGGCCTGTGTCTCGCCGACGAGCGGCACGTCCGGCAGGCCATCACGCGCCTTCCCGAGGACTACGTCCGGCTACACCTCCACATTGGTCGAGCTACCTCGGGCACCGCGGAGTTCGCCACGGGCACGAAGGAGTTGCCGGTGCCGCTCCGACTGGACGTGGAGGGCTTGCAGCGGGAGATCGTGGAGGAGGCCGTGCGCTGGTCTGAGCCTGTCGCCGAGGCCTGCGGCGTGCCGTGGGATACCCAGCATGCCCGCGACTCCCGACCGGGGCCGCTGCTGACCCAGGCGTGCACGCTGCTCGCCGACCGACTGCCGGTGCTGCTGGCCCTGCGGGATGTACCGCAACTCGTCTGGGACGTCGACCACCAGCGGACGGTCCTCGAGCGTGACGGCGTGGACGGTGCCCTGCGGCTACTCGACCTCCACCACCGTGCGGGGCGAGTGCTCGCTGTCGACCGGAAGATCTACCGACTGCCGGAACCGTGTCCCGCATGTGGCGTGTCGGCTGTCGAGCACGCGGATGGGGCGGACATCGTCGATTGCCGAGACTGCGGCGTGCGGTTCGTCTGGGATGACTTCCGGCGTCGGACCGATCCGCTGGCCCGGCTGGAGGAGGCGTCGTGATCGGTGACCTGCTCTGACCAGGTCTACTTGCATCTGCTCGAACGTCCGTCATGCTGTTGTCGAAGCGTAGAGGCGGGCGAGAGGGCAAGTGCCAATGAGCGGCGAGAAGCGTTGGAATGACACACCTTTGCAGATCGCCCGTGCGGTTGCCCGCTCGTACCGCAACGAGCTACTCGCAGTCGCCCCGGATCGCTGTGCCGCGCTCGACAGTGCGGCGAAGGAACTTGGGCACCAGTGGGTCATCCCGCCGCTCGTGACGACGGACGCCCCACGGCTCCGCCTGAGCGAGATCGCGGAGGCTTTAGGGCAGAAGACAGGCACGGTGTGGGCGTGGGCGAACAGGGGCGTCATCCCGCGTGGTGATGATGGCCTGTTCGACCTCGCCGAGGTTCAGCGTGCGCTGGCAGAACGCCCGGCACGCCGCAAAGCGGCCTGATCTCTCTGCTTGTCCTCTTCGCTCTCGGGGAGCTCGCCGCGAAGCACGCGGATCCGGCGTTCCAACTCGTCCAGTGACGGCCCGCCGGGCACCCACGCGGCCTCTGCGGACTCACGCGGGGTGCGGGTAGCGATCAAGTGCCTGATGTGGGCCAGCACCGTCCCTGCTGCTCGGATCGCTTCCTCGCGGGTGGTCATGCGCCCACCCCCGCGGTCCTCAGGAAGCGCTCCAGCTCGTGATCGGGAATGCGGATCAACTTGCCGATCCGCACGTGCCCGATCTCGCCCTTGGCGACCAGGGCGTACACCTGCTCATCGGAGACACCGAGGGTCGCCGCGACCTCGACTACGCTCAGGCCACGCCTGCGTGATCCGTCGAGGGTGAGGCGGACGAGCTCCGTGAAGCCGGCATAGGCCTGTTCGCGCTGCTCGTCGGAGGAAAGGTCGCCCAGAATCGAGGCGGTGATCGCTTCGGGGCGAGGGTCTCGTTTGCACAGCTCGGTGACGATACCGAGCAGGTTGATGGCCATGACCCCACAGCGTTGCGCTTCGCACTCGAGCCGCGCTAGGGGCGAGTTGCTTGCTGATCTAGTGGAACGTAGACTGAAAGCCGGTAGCAGAGCTGTGTCCAGAGCCCCGACGATCCACTGAGGTCGATCGGGGCTCTTTGGCGTACAGCAACTACCCTCACACCTCTAGTTAGAGTGAGCTACCGGGTCCAGGGAGGCACGGTGGCCGATTACTCGATCTGGCCCGCCTCCGATGGCCCACTCGTATCGTTCGACGACGGCATTCCACTCAACGTCGGCACGGAGTTCCTCGTCTCCACCACAGCGTGGGTCACGCACCTGCGTTGGTGGCGCGGAACCATCGACGTCAGTCCGGACAACCTGCGCCTGTACCGTGTCGACTCCTCGAGCACGGGCACGGTGCTCGCAGAGGTCATCGCCCCGGCGGCGTCCGGCACGGGCTGGCAGGTCTCCGCGATCACACCGGTCCAGATCGCCGCGGGCATCCGCTACAAGACCGTCGTGCACGTGCCCGGGCACTACACAGCCACGGGCGGCTACTGGAACGGCGGCCCTGGCGCAGGCGGCGTGGTCAACGGCATCCTGACCGCCCCCAATACCGCGAACGCGAACGGCGGGGGTCAGGGCACGTTCAAGACCGGCCCGCCTGCCTTCCCGGACGGGAGCTTCAACGGCGGCAACTACTGGGCCGACGTCGTAGTGACTGATGTCGACCCCAACGACGAGCTCCCCGAACCGGATCCGCCGGACGAGGTGTTCACGGCAGGCCGTATCGCCTCTGGCTGGGCTGCTAGCGGGCTCAACAGCGGATGGACGCCTGGAGACACCCGGACTGGCTGGACGGCCGGAGAACTGATCTGAGGGAGCCCGACATGCCGGACAGGTACGTCGCCCGCGACTCCGCCGAACTCGTCGGGGTGCGCGTCACCGCCACCACGGTCGCCGGCACAGCCGTCAACCCCACCGGCTACACGGTCACGGTCGCCGTCGTTCCTGAATCCACGGTCACGCCGACCTCGGGCGACTACAAGGTGGCGACGTGGCAGACAGGCGCACGAGGCACCTTCGCCGTCCTGCTCGTCGGCCCAGGCTCATCGGTTGGCACCCTCGCCCCCGGCAACTACAAGCTGTGGGCGAAGGTCAGCGCCTCACCAGAGACTCCGGTCGTCAAGTCCCCGGACCGCCTGGTCATCTACTGACAGAGGTCCCTTTGGTCGCGGGGGACGCTAAGCGCGGCTAGGACGGCAACCTGGGCATCCGGCCGGTGTTCGAACAGCCACCCAGGTCCCGTAGCTCAACAAGGCTCGCAAGAGTGCGATGGAGCACCCGTCATGACGCCGGGAGGTATGCGGGTTCGAACCCCGCCGGGACCACCAAACACGTCACGCGACAGGAGCGTGACACATGTCCTGTGACGTCACGCTCACCGTGCCCTGCATGGACTGCGGCCTCCCCGCCATCAGCGTCCGCTGCAAGACCTGCTGCGCCCGACTCCGAAGCGGACGCCCGTGGGAACGCCTCAAGCACACCGTGTTCGCCGAGGAATCCCACTGCTGGATCTGCGGCACGTGGGTCAACCAAGACCTCCCGCAGGAACACGCCAAGTCCCGCACGGTCGACCACGTCCAAGCCCTGCGTGATGGCGGCCCACCACTCGACCGCAACAACTGCCGGCTGGCACACCGCGGCTGCAACACGGCCCGCACCAACCAGGCCCGCGGCAACAGGACCCACACGACGCTCAGCGTCGACATCAGCACCATCTGAGAGGGCACCGCCATGCCAGCACCACGCGGACACCTACAGCTCACGGCCAAGAGCGTGATCCTGGACGGCCAGGACATCAGCCACCTGGTCACAAGGGCAACGGTCCACCTCGATCCCAGCCCCGCGAAGACACGGGCAGAGCTGACGCTCGTCGCCCTGGAGACCGGATGGGAAGGCGACACCCAGCTGTACCTCGCGCCCGATGTGGCCGAACTGCTGCAGCGCTTCGGGTGGACACCACCTGCCGACGAGCCACCTCCGCCTCCCCTCGCCGCTGCCTGAGGCTCAAGCGATGACGAGGCACACGAGTGAACGCAACTGCAAGCCTCTGACCTGCGCAAACGCAGTGATCACCTATGACCGAGTCGCAAGCCTCTGACCTGCGGTTTTCTTTTAGGGCAGGGGCCCTGACGCACCTCGCGCCAACGCTTCCTGTATCTCCCCCCGAGGCTGCCCCGGGGGGTCGAGCAGGTGGAGGGGAGGGCTGATGGCTGAGCGCAAGCTCCGCAGCGTCCCGTCTAGGGCTCGCAAGAAGGCTCCCGACCTGAGGGACGCGGTCGCCGACGCGATCGGCGGCATGGCCTGGCTCAAGCCGTCAGACGAGGCCATCAAGGCGCTGGCACTGAAGTACGCCGACGAGATCGAGCAGGCAGTGGACAGGGCGGAGGAGTTCGCCGCGCTGCGCCGTGAGCTGATCGAGGACCCCTCCGCCTACAAGCGTCTCCAGAAGCTCGAAGCGGACTGCAACGCCACGAAGACGATCGGCTGGTTGGGCCAGCAGCTGCAAGGGGTCTTGCGTGACCTCGGCGGCACCCCGGTTGCCCGGAAGGCGATGAAGGCCGAAGAGCCGATCGGGGGCAGCCTTGCTCGCATCCGCGCAGCTGCCGCCGCAGCATCCACTGCTGGGGAAGACGACTCCTAGGCTCTTCACCCCTCCGCTCGTCACCGGTCCTCCCGGTCCGTGCGGGTGTGGATGCGCGTTGACGCCGGCTACCTCCAAGGGCTTCCTGGCTACGGAGTTCGCTACGGAGACGCTGGGCATCCCGCCGTTGCCGTGGCAGCGCTGGCTGTTCATCCACGCGCTCGAACTGTTGCCGGACGGCCGGTTCCGCTTCCGCACCGTGTTGGTGATGGTCGCGAGACAGAACGGCAAGACGAAGATCGTCGAAATCAAGAACCTGTTCAAGATGTTCGTGCTCGGTGTGCCCTTGGTGCTCACCACGGCGCAGGATCTCGACACCGCAGAGGAGACCTGGGCGTCGGCGAAGGACATCATCGAGGCCCACGAGGAACTGGCTCCGGAGCTTGAGGACGTCGTCCTCGTCAACGGCAAGAAGACACTGAAGCTCACCAGCGGATCCCGCTGGAAGGTTCGTGCGGCTTCACGGCGCGGTGGTCGTGGCCTCTCCGGTGACGATGTCGGCCTGGACGAGCTCCGGGAACACCTGAACTGGGACTCGTGGGCCGCGGTCACGAAGACGACGACCGCCCGGCCACACGCGCAGATCTGGGCGTACTCGAACGCCGGCGACAACCGCTCCGTGGTGCTGAACGACCTCCAGGCAAAGGGCCGTGCGGCTGCCCTGAACCCGCAGATCGCCAGTCCTGGCACAGGGATGTTCGAGTGGTCTGCACCAGACGACATCCGCTGTGACTGCGAGCGGAAGCCTGGCGAGCTCCACGGTCCGGACTGCCGGATGCGTGACCCTGAGGCATGGGCGCAGGCGAACCCGGCCCTCGGGTACACGATCAGCGTCGAGACGCTGCAAGGGTTCTTGGACTCCGACCCCGACGAGACGTTCCTGACCGAGCACCTCTGTGTTCGGGTGCCTGACCTTGGCGGTAGGGCGATCGACGTGGGCCAGTGGGCGAAGCTGCTTGACCAGGACTCACACCGTGCCGGTGATGTGGCGCTGGCGGTGGACATCTCGCCGAAGCGCGACTACGCGGCGATCGGTGTGTACGGCCCGCGGGCTGACGGCCTCGGGCACACGCAGCTTGCCGACTACCGGCCCGGCACCGGGTGGATGGTCGAGCGCCTCGCGGAACTGAAGCGGGAGTTGAACCCGATCGCGATCGCGATGGCGACCGGCACCTACAAGTCGATGAAGCCTGAACTGACCGCTGCTGGCATGACGGTTCCGGAGGACCCGAACAAGCCTGAACGCGGTGACCTGATCGTGCTGTCAGCGGCGGACATGTCGGCAGCATGCGGCCAACTTCTCGACGCGGTGCGCGACGGCACCCTCCGACACAAAGGACAGCCACCGCTGGACGCCTCGGTGTCTGGCGCGAAGACCCGGGAGTCCGGCGACACGGTGGCCTGGGCGCGCAAGAACGCAGAGGCGGACACCTGCCCGCTCGTGGTGATCACGGAAGCCCAATGGGCGTACAAGACCCGCGCACCGCTGCTGGTCGAAGAGGAATACGACGTGATGGACAGCATCGGGTGAGGAGGGCCGCATGTCCCTGGAAAGGGTGACGACCGTTCTCGACCTGGCGGGGCTGGTGCTGCTGGCGTTCGGGATCGGCGCCGCACTGTTCCCCCTTGTCGGCCTGGCTTGTGTCACGGCGTCTGCTGTCGTGTTGCTGGCTGGTTCGCGGGTGATCGTCTGGGTCTCGAAGGGTGCTGTGCGCCCGAAGTGGCTGGGGCAGCTTGGCGAGTGGGTTGCGACGCGGTTGCGTCGACTGCGTGGAGGTGAGGGCACGTGAGCCTGTTCTCTCGCAACCTGCCCATGCCCGATGCGTCGCAGCTGGTTGCGGACCGAACCGCGACGCGCACCAGCGGTGTCGCGGTGAACGACGAGATGGCGCGCAGGCACAGCGCCGTGTGGGCGTGCCGCCGGTTGCGCGCCGACCTGCTGTCGACGATGCCCGTGGACGCCTACCGCAAGATGGGTGATCTGCAGGTAGAGGTGGCCAAGCCTCCGGTGCTCCTCGCACCTGGCGGGGCGAAGGTCAAGATGCACGAGTGGCTGTGGATGTCGCAGAACGACTTGGACGGCCACGGCAACGCGGTGGGCATCATCACCGCCTTTGACGGCCTCGGGTTTCCGGCCCGCATTGAGCTGCAGGACCTGAGCACGGTGTCCGTGAAGGGCACCGGCAGCGAGATCACTGGTTGGACGATCGGCGGCAAGAAGTACGAGCCGTACCAGATTTGGCATGAGCGGCAGTACCCGCACTCCGGCAACCCGCTGGGCATGTCGCCGTTGCAGTACGCGGCCTTCTCGATCCAGCAGTACCTGTCCGCACAGCAGTTCAGCTTGGACTGGTTCCAGGGCGGAGCGATCCCCGCGGCGTCGCTGAAGAACACGGCGAAGACGCTGAACCCCAGGGAATCGGACGCGATCAAGCAGAAGTACAGGGCGACTGTCGCGGCCGGTGACGTGTTCGTGCACGGCTCGGACTGGGAGCTCAACGCCCTGTCTGCGGACACTGCGGACGAGTCGTTCCTGTCGATGCTGCAGTACGGCATCACTGACATCGCACGGTTCTTCGGTTGCCCGGCGGACCTGATCGAAGCCGCGGTCTCCGGCCAGGCCATCACCTACGCCAATATCAGTCAGCGCAACCTGCAGTTCATCATCATGAACTTGGGCCCGGTGGTGTTCCGCCGCGAGATGGCGCTGAGTGACCTGCTGCCGAAGCCGCGGTTCGTGAAGCTCAACAGTGACGCGATCTTGCGGATGGACCCGGAGACGCGGGCGAAGGTGCTGGGCCAGCAGGTCAAGGATCGCTTGCTCGCCCCGTCCGAAGCGCGTGCGATCGACAACCGCCTTCCGTTCACCGAAGAGCAACTCGCCGAGTTCGATCGGTTCTGGCCGACGCGAACCCAGCCCACTACCGCGTCAGGAGCGACGTCGTGACCGATGCACCTTGGCTCGCTGGCCTGTCGCGCCGCGACATGTACCCAGCAGCCGCACAGGAACGCCAGTCCAAGAACCCGGTGCAGGGCATGGGTGGCTACCGTGCGCCGGCCGACCGTCCTCGTCAGCGGCGCAACGCGGAGGACTCGACCGCTCCGGCGCGAGTGACCTCCCGCGTGCGCGGCCTGGACGTGCGAGCGTCCGACGACACAAGCGGCCTACTCACCTACGAGGGCTGGGCGTCGGTCACCGACGCGTCCTACGAGATGTGGGACATGTTCGGCCCGTACGTCGAGAAGGTCAGCCCCGGTGCGTTCGCCACCACCCTGGCCCGTGCGGACCTGGACGTGCCGCTCGTGTTGCAGCACCAGGACCTTCGCCGAATCGCCCGCACCACCAACGGCTCGCTGACGCTGGCCGAGGACGAGACCGGCTTGCACGTGCTCGCACCGAAGCTCGACCCGCAGGACCGCGACGTCGACTACATCGTGCCGAAGCTCCGCAGTGGACTGATCGACGAGATGTCGTTCAAGTTCTCCATCACACGTGGCTCCTGGTCTCCGGACTGGATGGAGTACCACATCGAAGAGGTCGACATTCACCGCGGCGACGTGGCGATCGTCGGCTACGGAGCGAACCCGCACACCACGGGTTCCGGGCTGCGTGCCACCGCAGACCCGCTCGACCTGGTCCGCCAGTTCGACGACGACCAGGCCCGTGTGGCGTTCGAGACGCTCCGCGCCCGCCTGGCCCCTACCGCTTCGCGGTCGCTCATCACCGATGAGGACACGCGACTGCGCGTCATCTGACGCGCAACCCCCTGCTACTTCGCGCACACAACGTTCGCGCCGCGCCATGCGCCTGGCCTGAGCGTCGCTGCCTGCTGTCCGCAGGGCCATCACCCAACCCGATTCCCCGCCCAGCGTGGGAGAGAGGAGCGATCATGACGATCGCCCAGCTCATGGCGCAGATTCGGGGCCAGATGGCCACGAAGCTGACGGAGCGCAACAAGAAGGCGACGGAGCTCAACGAGCTTCGTGCACAGGACGCCCCCGACGAGGCGAAGGTGACCGAGCTGCGTGCCGCGAAGGACGCGCTCGACGGCGAGCTTGACGCCATGCAGGAGCGCGTCAAGAGCCTCGAAGAGGAGCAGGCCCGCGACGACGCTGCGGACCGCCTCCAGCGTGAGGTCGCCCCTGGTGCCGCTCGTCCGCCGGCCTACGACCAGGTGGCGCGTGTCGGTGCGGAGGCTCGCACCTACCGTCCCGACCAGGACCGCAACGGCAAGAAGTTCCTGTGGGACGTCACCCGCGCTCACGCCAACGGCGACTACGAGGCGCGGGAGCGGCTCGACCGCCACATGGCGGAGGAGCGTGTGGAGCGCGCCCAGTACTTGCAGCGCGCCACCGGCACGGGCAACTTCACCGGCCTCACGGTTCCCCAGTACCTGACGGACATGTACGCGCCGGCCACCGCAGCGGTTCGGCCGTTCGCGGACGAGGCTTGCACCCCGCACGAGCTGCCCGAGTCGGGCATGACGGTGGAGATCTCCCGGATCACCACCGCCTCCTCGGTGGCGCTGCAGGCCAACCAGAACGACGCGGCGTCCGAGACCAACATGGACGACACCCCGCTGTCGATCCCGGTCCAGACCGCTGCTGGTCAGCAGACGATCTCCCGGCAGGCGATCGACCGCGGTACTGGCATCGACGACGTCACGCTGCAGGACCTGTTCAAGCGGTACGCCACCACGCTGGACTCGACCCTGATCACGCAGGCGACGACCGGTCTGTCCGCGATCGCTCAGGCGGTGGCCTACACCGACGCGTCGCCGACTGCGGCCGAGCTGTACCCGAAGATCCTCAACGCGAACGCGAACGTGGAGGCGGCGCTCCTGGCGCAGGCCATGCCGACCCACGTCACGATGCACTCGCGTCGGTGGAACTGGCTGCAGTCGCAGGTGTCGTCCACGTGGCCGTTCATCTCGCAGCCGTCCATCCCGACCCAGGCCGGTGGCGTCAACACCGGTGCTGGCTACGGCAAGGGCGTCCGCGGTGTTCTCCCCAACGGCATGCTGGTGATCGTTGACAACAACATCGCCACGAACCTCGGTGCGGGCACCAACGAGGACGAGATCTACGTGACCCCCAAGGACGAGTGCCACCTGTGGGAGGACCCGAACGCCCCGCTGTACATCCGGGCGGAGCAGGTCAAGGCCGCGAACCTCGGCGTCCTGCTCGTGGTCTACGGCTACTTCGCCTACACGTTCGGTCGCTACACCAACGGCATGGGCAAGGTCGGCGGCACCGGCCTGGTCGCGCCGACGTTCTGATCCATTCCTGACTGGAGGGGAGCCGTTGGCGGACGGCTCCCCTTCTCTTTACCGCCAAGGAGAACGCCATGCAGGACGACAAGACCGCTGAGGCGTCGGCGACCGAAGACCCCTTCGTGGCTGCGCTGTTGCGTGAGCGAGAAGGCTACGTCGCCCGCGGCCTGGACGAACGGGTGTCGCAGGTGGACGAGCAGCTCAAGCTTCGCAACTTCAACCCGCGCAACGCGCCGAAGAACACCAAGGCGCAGCCCAAGCAGCAGACCCGATGACGAAGACCCACGAAGGAGGTACGGCGATGGCGGACATGCTGCGCGCCAAGGAGACGTTCACCTTCGAGGGTGTCGAGTACACCGCGGGGCAGCTCGTCGCGGCCGATGAGCACGTGGCACAGGACGGTCGAGGCCGGCTGTTCGAGCCGGTCGAGCCGCCGAAGCGTCGCCGCAAGGAGTCATGATGGCGGCGGACTACGCGACGCTGATCCAGCTGAAGAATCGGCCACGCATCACTGACACCGACGATGATGATCTGCTGAACCGGGCGTTGGCGGCGGCGTCACGTGGCATCGACAACCGGTGTGGCCGCAGGTTCGACCTGGACGCCAGCGCTACGGCGAAGATGTTCAACCCGCGTGACCGGGTGGTGCGCCACGACGACGGGGACCTGTTCCTGTTGCCGGACATCGGCTCCGCCACAGGGCTCGTCGTCGAGGTGGGCAGGGACTCGTCATGGACGACGATCAGCGCCTCGAACTACGAGACGTACCCGGACAACGCGTTGGCGGACAGTTGGCCGATTGAGGGCCTGTTGTTGCTGAACTGGCCGATCTCCAGTGCGCGCACCCGCCTGCGTGTCACCGCACGCTGGGGCTGGCCGACCGTGCCGGACGCGATCGTCGAGGCGACGTTGATCCAGGCGTCGCGGTTGTTCGCACGCAAGGACTCCCCCGAGGGCGTCATGGGCTCTGCCGACTGGGGAGGGATCCGGGTGTCTCGCGTGGATCCGGACGTCGAGGCCCTCATTCAGCCCTACGCCAAACCAGGCTTTGCCTAGAACAGGAGGGCCAGGTGGACGTAGAGGCTGTGTTTGTCGGCCTGCGAGACAACGCGAACACGATCCCTGAACTGCGGTGCTTCGAGTACGTGCCGGACAGCATCGCCCCACCGTGCTTCTTTCCCGTCGAGGTCGAGATCGAGTTCGACCGGGCGTTCGGGCGTGGCATGGACGAACTCACCGTGCGGTGCCAGGTGCTGGTGGCCCACGGATCCGACCGCTCCGGGCAGCGGCTACTCAAGGGCTACCTGGCAGGAGACGGCCCGCTGTCCCTGAAGGCAGCCCTTCATTCAGACCCCACCCTCGGCGGGGCGTGCGACGACCTGAGGGTGAGGCGTGTGGCCGGATACCGGCTCTATGTGCACAACGGCGTGACCTTCTACGGCGCTGAGCTCGACATCCACATCATCGGAGAGGGGGATTGAACCGTGGGCAAGTTCATCTTGCAGGATGTCCGCCTCTTCACTGGTGGCGCTGACCTGACGGGCGTGAGCAACAAGCTCGAGGTCGCGGCCGAGGTCGAGGAGAAGGACACCACGAACTTCGGTTCGGCTGGTTGGTCGGAAATGATCGGGGGCCTCGCGTCCACGAAGATCTCCGGCGAAGGGCAGTGGGAAGCCGCTGACGCGTCCAAGGTGGACAACGCCCAGTGGTCGGGTCTCGGTGGAGTCGGCCCGTGGACGGCGTGCCCGAACGGGTCCAACGTCAACGACGTGGCGTGGCTGACGAACGCACTCACCGCCAACTACCAGCTCGGCGGCAGCGTCGGTGACGTCGCCCCCTGGACGGCGGAAGCGTCCTCCTCGTGGGCGATGCCACGCGGCAGGGTCGGCCACCCACCCGGAACGGCACGCACCGCCACCGGCAACGGCACGGCCGTGCAGCTGCCGGCAGTTGCCGCCGGCCAGTACCTGTACGCCTCGCTTCACGTGCTGTCGGTCTCCGGCACCTCCTCACCCACCCTGACGGTGACGATCGGCTCTGATGACAGCGCCGGATTCGCCTCGCCGGTCACGCGGATCACCTTCAACGCGGCGACTGCCCGCGGCGGCCAGATCATGCGAGCCGTGGGCCCGATCACCGACACCTGGTACCGGGCGAGCTGGACCATCTCCGGCACCACGCCCAGCTTCCTGTTCCTCGTCGCCTTCGGCGTGAAGTAACCCAACCCCTTCCGACAACCCGGCTCCGCCTTGGAGTGCGGGCTCTTCGGCGTGTCTGAAAAGGAGGGCCCCGTGCCCAAGATGGTTCTGACGGCGTCCTACCTGTCGCTCAACGGTGTGGACCGCTCGTCGTCTACGAGCAAGATCGAGCTGGCGACCGAGGTTGAGGAGAAGGACGTGACCACGTTCGCCTCCCTCGGCTGGGTCGAGCTCCTCGGTGGACTCAAGTCCGGTTCCCTGTCGTGCGGCTTCAAGCAGGACGTCGCCGACTCCGCGTTGGACGACACCATGTGGGCGCTGTTCGGCACGGTCGTCCCGTTCGAGGTGCGACTGTCCAACGCCGCGGTGTCCGCGAACAACCCGAAGTACACGGGCAGCGTGCTCATCAAGGAGTGGAAGCCCATCGGCGGCAGCGTCGGTGACGTGGCCGAGGTCGAGGTGGAGTTCCCGACCAGCGGCGCAGTCACCCGCGCTGAGGCGTGATGGAGTTCAGCGTGGACCAGGAAGCCCTGAGGCTTCTGGCCCGCGCGATGCGTGAAGAGTCGGACGGCAAGCAGCTAAGGAAAGACCTCGCAGGGGATCTGCGCGAGGCCCTTGGCCCAGCACGTACAGCAGTCCGGGCCTCGATCATGGGCATGTCCTCTGCCGGCATGTCCACGGGTCCGTCTCTTCGCAAGTCCGTCGCCCAGAAGGTGGCGATTCAAGTCCGCATGTCGGGCAAGGCGACCGGTGCGACTCTGCGCACCCGCAAGACGCCCAACATCCGCGGATTCGACAACGCACCGAAGCGCCTCAACCGGCGCAGGGGGTGGCGTCACCCGTTGTGGGGCGACGTCGAGCGGTGGGTGTCGCAGCTCGGCAAGCCGAACTGGTTCGACGACCCGATCAGACGTGGTCGTGCGGCCTACCGAGACGCGGTGCTGGCGGCGATGGAGAAGACCGCGAAGCGAATCAAATCGAGAGTGGGGTAGCTGTGATCGTCACGTACACGCCTGACGGCGGAGACAGGCAGGAATGGGAGTGGAACCCGGACAAGGTCCGCGCTGTCGAGGGTGAGCTGATCGAGAAGCGGTTCGGCGACACCTACGACAAGTTCAAGGTCGCGGTGCAGTCCGGGTCCATCAAGGCACGGCGAGTGCTGTTGTGGCACCTGCTCAAGCGTGCGCACCCGACCCTCCGCCATGAGGACTTGGACTTCGAGGCCTCTGAACTCAAGGTCGAGATGACCCGCGGTGAGCTGGAACTGATGAAGAGCCGCGTCGCGAAGGCCAAGGGCATGGACGAGGCCACCCGGGAGCAGATGCTCGGCGCGCTCGACTCCGAGATCGAGGAAGCGCCCGCCGGTGACACCGAGGGAAAAGCGCTCTCGAAGCCAAGTTCGGACGCTACTGGCTTGCCATCGCCGAGCTGACCGGCCTGGGGCCACGCCAGCAGGAGAACGAGCTGACAGTCCTCGAGTTCGAACAGGCCTGCGCCTACATCGACGAGGCCCGCAAGCGCAACAAGTGAGGGGAGGCCGTCATGGCGTCGGATACCTCTCTGATCTTCAACCTGCTGGCCAAGGACAAGACAGGCAGTGGCTTCGACTCGATGGTGGCGGGCGCAGCCGCCGCAGGTATCGGCATCGGCGCGGCGCTGACCGCGTCGGTGGCCGGCGCGCTGGACCAAGAGAAGGTGACCGCGAAGCTCTCCGCTCAGCTGGGCGGAGGGCCGTGGGCTGCCGAGGCCGGTGGCGTCGCGGCCTCGCTGTACAAGGACGCGCTCGGGTCCAGCCTCGCGGACACCTCCAACGCGGTGCAGGCGGTGGCGTCCTCGATCAAGGGGCTCAGCTCCGCCAGTGACCTCGAAGACGTCACGGCGAAGGCCATCAACTTCGCCACGGCGTTCGACGAGGACGTCTCGATGTCGGTGGCCAATGCGAGCACGTTGATCGGTTCCGGCCTGGCGAAGGACGCGACTCACGCCTTCGACCTGATGACCGCGGCTTCACAGAAGGTGCCCGCGGCTCTTCGGGCTGACGTGAGCGAGGCTGCTCACGAGTACAGCCAGTTCTTCCACACCCTCGGCTTCTCTGGCGAGCAGGCTTTCGGCCTGCTGGTGAACGCCTCCGCAAAGGGCAAGTACGGCATCGACAAGACCGGTGACGCGATCAAGGAGTTCACGCTACGCGCCACCGACATGAGCACCAAGAGCCAGGAGGCGTACAAGGTCCTCGGACTGAACGCGGGCGAGATGGCGAACGCCATCCTGGCCGGCGGCGACAAGGCTCAGGGTGCCTACCAGAAGGTCGTGCAGGGGCTGACGTCCATCAAGGACCCTGCGACTCAGGCCAACACGGCGATCGCGCTGTTCGGTACCCCGCTGGAGGACCTGAACGTCGGCGAGATCCCCGCGTTCCTGGCGAACATGGCCAACGTGGGCAGCGGCCTCGGCGACGTGAGTGGCAGCGTCAGCAGGCTAGGCGAGACGTTGAACAACAACGCCTCCACCAACATCCAGTCGTTCATGAACCAGGTCCAGATGGCCTTCGTGGAGATCGTCGGCGGCAAGGTTCTCCCGATCGTCAGCGACGTCGCATCCTTCCTGGCCTCGAACTTTGGCCCGGCACTGTCGGCGGCCGGTGACATCCTGACCGGCAAGGTCATCCCTGCGGTGACCTCGTTCGCTCAGTGGCTCAACGAGAACCGCGTTCCCATCACGATCGTCGCAGGCCTGATCGCGGGTCTGTTCATCCCGCACCTCATCGCCCTTGGCGTCACCCAGACCGTCACCGCGGCCAAGTCCGTCGCGGCCTGGGCGGTGTCGAACGCCTCCGCCATCGCGGCAGCGGTCGTCCACTCAGGACAGATTCTGATGATGATCGGCAAGTGGGTGCTCCTCGGCACCCAGAGCCTTCTTCAGGCTGGCCGCATGGCGCTGGCCTGGGTCATCGCGATGGGCCCGGTCGGCTGGGTCATCGCCGCCGTGATCGGCCTGGTGACGCTGATCGTCGTCTACTGGGACGAGATCGTCGCAGCGACGAAGGCGGCCTGGCAGTGGGTGTCTGACGCCGTGTCGGCAGCGATCGACTGGGTGGTCTCGTTCGTGCGCGACAACTGGCAGCTGTTGATCAGCATCGTTCTAGGGCCGCTCGGGATCATCATCGCGCTCGTGGTCACGTACTGGGACCAGATCGTCGCCGCCGTCCGCGCTGGGGTCAACTGGGTGCTGGACGCCGTAGCGTGGCTGGGCTCGCTGCCCGGCCGTGCCGCCGCGTGGTTCGGTGGCCTGGTCTCCGCTGCCGGAGCGAAGATCGGCGAGCTGGTCGAAAAGGCCCGCAGCATCCCAGGCATGATCCTTTCGGCGCTCGGCAACCTGGGCTCGATGCTCTACGAATCCGGAGCCTCGCTGCTGCGCGGGCTGGTGAACGGATTCATGTCGATGGTGCAGACCGTCAAGAACAAGGTCTCGGGCGCGCTGCAGGAAGTGCGCAACCTGTTCCCCTTCAGCCCAGCCAAGGAGGGCCCGTTCTCCGGTAAGGGCTGGGTGACCTACTCCGGGCAGTCCATCGCATCGGCTCTCGGTGAGGGCATCACGTCCCGTGCCGAAGTCGCCGTGTCGGCAGCCCGCCAGTTGGCGAGCTCCACACGCGAAGGTCTCCAAGGCGAGATGGGAACGGTGGGCCCGGCACCGCTGGCGCCTGTGGGTGCTGGTGGCGGCGGAGGACAGGTCGTGCTGCGCATCGAATCCAGCGGCTCCCGCATGGACGACTTCCTGGTGGAGCTTCTGCGGAAGTACGTCCGGGTGAATGGCGGCGACGTGCAGACGGTATTGGGGAGGTGACGGCCCGATGACCGCACTGGGTGTGACGAGTGAGATCTACCTGGATGGGCTGGGCTGGGTCGACAACACCGACGATGTCAAGCTGGCCACGAAGGTCACGATCACCGGTGGCCGGTCCAACGAGGGCGGGCAGGTCGCACCGTCGAACTGCTCGCTGACGCTGGTCGACCCGGACGGCCGCTACGTCCTGGACAACCCGCTGGGCCAGTACTACGGGCTGATCGGACGCAACACCCCGCAGCGGGTCGCCGTGCTGCTTGTGCGCGACACGTTCAGCCGCACCGTGGCGGCCGGTATGGGCAACACCGACAGTGGTCAGACGTGGGTGCTGACGGGCTCCGGCGGGACGGTGGCCAATGCCAACTGGGCCGTGGGCGGTGGCGTGTGCACGATGTCGCAGCCGACCGTGTCCGGGAACCGGCAGGCCGTGTTGAAGACCTCGACGCTCATCCGCGACGTCGATGTCCAGTGCGACGTGACCCTGCCGGTGTCCAATGTGCTCGGCGGTGACCTCGAGCCAGGCAACCTCATCGTGCGTCAGAACCCGGTCACCGATGAGCACTATCTGTGTCGGGTGGTGGTCACCGCCGCCGAGCAGGTCACGGTGACCTGGCGGCACTCCAGCGCCGGCCAACTCGCCACCCCGGTCACCGTCGCAGGCCTGACGCACAGCGGGCAGACGCTGCGCGTGCGTGCGCAAGCCGAGGGCAACACGCTGCGCGCCAAGGTGTGGGCGGCGGCGAGCCCGGAGCCCTACGACTGGACGATCACCGTGCACGACGAACGGATCGTCACCGCCGGCGCGGTGGGTGTCCGCAACGGCGTGGCGTCGGCGAACACCAACCCATTGCCGATCGTGTTCACGATCGACAACTTCCTGATGAGGTCGATGCGATTCGCTGGCGAGATCTCGGCGTGGTCGCCACGATGGGACCTGTCAGGCAACGACGCCACGGTGGAAGTCGACGCCTCGGGTCTACTACGGCGCCTGGGACAGGGGCAGCCACAGCTGAAGTCCCCGCTGTATCGAGGCATCACCACCGCGGCGCGGTCGTCACTGCAGGCGTACTGGCCGTGCGAGGACAGCAACGGGTCAACGTCAATCGCCTCAGCACTGGGCGGCCCGTCGATGGTCGTCTACGGCTCACCGCGCTTCGCCACCAATGACGACTTCGTGTGCTCGCAGCCGTTGCCGGAGATGAACGGCAGCGCCTGGTTCGGCGACGTGCCCGCCTACGAGGGCACCGGCGTGGTGCAGTTGCGTTTCCTGATGCGCGTTCCGGCCTCTGGTTCGGTCGATGACCGGATCATCGCCCGCATGGGCATCGGGGGCACCGCGTCGCTATGGGAGCTCGTCTACATGACCGGCGGTGGGCTGAAGCTCAAGGCCTACAACCCGAGCGGGACGCCGATCCTCGACACCGGCACGGTCGGGTTCAACGTCAACGGCAAGCTGTTGCGGGTCAGCGTCGAGCTCGACCAGAACGGTGCCGACGTCGATTGGCGGATGTCGGTGCTGGAGGTCGGGTCCACGGTGGGCGGGTTCACCAGCGGCACGCTCGCAGGCGTCCTGGTTGACCGATGCCTTCAGGTGCAGATCTGCCCGCAGCAGGCGATGACCGACGTGGTGATCGGCCACGTGTCGCTGGAGAGCGAGCTCACGAGCCTGTTCACGCTTGATGACGAGCTCGCTGCGCACACTGGCGAGACCGCTGGTCGTCGTGCGATCCGACTGGCTGCCGAGGAGGCGCAGCCGTTGTCCTATGTGGGCAACCCGGACAACACCCAGCGCATGGGACCGCAGGGCATCGGTACATTCCTCGGGCTGCTGCAAAGCTGCGCGAAGGCCGAACGAGGCACGCTGGGCGAGGCACGCGGGCACAACGAGCTCGTGTTCCGTTCGCGCGCCTCGCTCTACAACGCCGCGGCGGTGGCGACGCTGAACCTGTCGGCTGGCCAGGTGAGCAACGCGCCGGAGCAGGCCCCGGACGACCAGCTCACCGTGAACGACTTCGTGGCCAAGCGCGCCGGCGGCTCGTCGTACCGGGTGATCCGCGAGACCGGGCCGATGAGCGTGCTGCCGCCGCAACAGGGTGGTATCGGCCGCTACGACAGCAGCGACGAGTTCGACGTCGAGCACGACGCGCAGCTGCCGCAGCTCGCCGGCGCGGCGGTCAACGAGGGCACCCAGCGCCGGGGCCGCTACCCGCGGATCTCGGTCAGGCTCCACCACCCCACCATCGCCTCGAGCTACCAGCTGCACGGCTCGCTGCTGTCGGTGGGACTGGACGACCGCGTGGTGATGGTCAACAACACCCGCATCCACGTCTACGACGACATCGAGCAGATCACCCGCGGCTGGACCGAGTCGATCGGGCACGTCGTGGGAGACGTCGAGCACGACATCACGTTCAACTGCTCGCCTGCTGCGCCGTACAACGTGGTGAAGCTCGACGACACCGTCCTTGGCAAGCTTGATTCGTCGTCGTCCACCCTGGACCGCGCACTGGGTGCGGGTGTGACGTCAGCGTGGGTGGTGTCGCAGCGGGAGAAGTGGACGACTGCCCCGGCGCAGATGCCAATCCCTCTGGCTATCGGGGGCGAGCGGGTCACCGCCACGGCGATCGGCAGCGCGACACCTGCGCTTGTCTCGGTCGGCACGGCGGCGCATGCCGACAATGCGCCCGTGACGCCCGGCCTGCCGGCCGGTCTCGCCGCCGGCCAGTTGCTGCTGTTGTTCGCCGCTGGTCGCGCCTCAGGCAGCCTGGAGCCCAACATCCCAGCGGGCTACTCGCTTCTGCTCGACGCCTCCAACATGCGGCTGATGGGCAAGTACGCCGAGGCGGGGGAGGTCGCGCCACAGGTGACGTTCACTGCGAGCGTCGCGGGGTCGACGTGCTCGGCGCAGCTGGCCGCGTTCACCAACACCAGCCTGCAGATCGCGGTACCCGGCGTCACCCAGCTCAACGGCTCGGCGCAGAACATCGCTTACCCGGCTGCTCAGGTGGCGATGCCGTCCGTGGCCACGCTCATGATTGTGCTGGGCTGGAAGCAGGACGATTGGACCAGCGTCGCCACAATCGGCGGCTACACCGAGCTCGGCGAGCCATTCAGCACGCTCGGCAACGACCAGGGCATCGTCTGGGACTTCCTCGTCGTCGACCCCGACCGACCGATCACCAACCCTGCCGGGTCGTTCGTCGTCACTGGCGGCGCGGCGGCGATCAGCCGGGGCGCGGTGATCGGCTTGCGCACCGTGCAGCAATTCACGCTGACCCGCAGCGTCAACGGGTTCACCAAGGCACACGCGGCCGGCACTGAGGTGCACACGCACCCCGGCGCCGTCATCGCCCTGTAGGGGAGGAGGTAAGGCAATGCCGTTCCTGGCAGGAGAAACGCTCACCGCGGCAGGCCTGATGGGTGCCACCGAGAGGCTGCAGTCGACCGTCAACGTCGTCGCCGGTACGACGACCAGCACGACGTACACCAGCACACTGACGGGCACCACCGCGGCGACGCTGGCGTTCGTAGCACCGCCAAGCGGTCGGATCAGGGTGACCATCTTCGCCGCCCTGGACAACTCCGCGGCCAACTACACCGTCGCTAGCTACAGCATCAGCGGTGCTGCCGGTGGAGTCGCCGCCAACGACGACAAACAGATCTACGCCAACGGCACCGACGAGGGCAGCAGGGCACGCCCGACCATCGTCACCGGCCTCACGCCGAACGCGGCAGGCCTGATCACGATGGAGTTCAAGGTGTCCGGCGGCACGGGCACGATCAACCACCAGCAGATCAGTGTCGAATACCTGCCCTGATCGGTCCACATCGCGCACAACCATTCCTCCCATTCCGTTGCAGCACAAGACGATTCGAGGAGGTGTGGGTGGGTGACGTGGCGACGCTGCTCCAAGCGGTCGGCGGCCTCATCACGGCGGCGGCCGGTGCGTTCGTCCTCGTATGGACGACGGTCCGCAGCTCTAAGAAAGAGCGGAAAGACGCAGCGGAGCGCGCGATCGAGAAGCTCGCCGTCGCATCGGAAGACGGCGACATCACTCCGGACGAACTGGCGGATGTGCTCAAGGAACTGCGAGGGGGTGAGGAGCTGTGACGCGGATCGAGCGGGTAGTTGACGATGCGGCGAACGACGCACGTGGTCGACACCGCGGACTGTGGATCGGCTTCCTTGCCGTACTCGCCGGCCTCTTGCTGGCAGGCCTCGCGATCGGCCGCCAGGACGGGAAGATCGATGATCTCGGCCAGCAAGCGTCCGACAATGCCAGAACCGCCCAGCTGCTCGCCGAGCAGGTGCAGAAGCTGGGCGGCGTACCAGTTGTTCAGCCGCCGCAGCCACAGCAGCCCGTCCAGGGTGAACCTGGACCAGCAGGCCGCGGCATTGCCGGGACCGCGCTGATCGGCGGCAGATTGTTGATCGCGTTCGACGACGGCACCAGCCGTGATGTCGGCCCAGTAGTCGGCCAGCCGGGCAGCTCAGGCCCTCCCGGTCGTGGCGTCGTAGGCACCGCGATTGTCGGTGGTCGGCTGGTCGTGTCCTACTCGGACAGCACCACCGAGGACGTCGGCCAGGTCGTCGGCACCGATGGCGACGACGGCGCGCCCGGTCGCGGCGTCACGTCGGTCGAGGCGGTCGACGGCAGGTTGGCCGTGACCTTCAGCGACGGCACCCGCCAGGACGCCGGGCCTTTGCCCGCGGGGCCGCCCGGTGCGCCGGGGCGCGGGGTCCAGCGTGCGGAGGTCGTCGACTGCAGGTGGCAGGTGACCTACACGGACGGCACCACCGAAGACGCGGGCAACGCGTGCACGACCGAGACGGTGACGCCGTCTCCCACCACCGGCGGGCTGTCGCTCCTGCCGTCGAGGAGGTAGCCGTGGCCGTCCTGGACGTAGTGCGCGGAGTCGACGTCTCGCGCTTCCAGAAGCTAATCGACTGGCTGAAGCTCCCGAAGAACCGGGACTTCGCCTACCTCGGCATGTGGGACTGGAAGAACGCCGTTGTGGACGGCTTTCTCGCCCGCAACATCGCGGAGGCGGACAAGGCCGGCAAGACCATCGGCGGCTACTACCGAGTCGATCCGACCCGATGGACGGCGGAGCAGGAAGCTCGCCGGATGGTGGACCTGCTCCGGCAGTACGGCCTCGATCAGCCAGGGCGCTTGATCCCGTGTGCGGACATCGAGCTCACCAACACACCTGGTGACAACGCGGTCAACTGGCCGGAGTGGACGCGCGCGTTCTTCGCGGCGTGGCGGTCTCTCACCGCGATGCCGTTGATCATCTACTCGTCCGGCTCGTGGTTCCGGTCGCTGCTCGGCGGCACTGCGGACTGGCCGCCGTGGGTGCGCTGCTGGGTCGGCCACACGGCGAAGTACTCGGACCCGCCCGGCCTGCCTGACGAGGAGTGGGCGGGCAAGACACCGCACGAGTCAGATCGCGCGGTCATGCACCAGTACTCCCACACCGGGCGGCTGCCCGGTGTCGAGGGGGACGTGGACCTCGACGCGCTGATGCCGGGCGTGCGCCTGGCCGACATCACTCTGCAGGCCCAAGGAGGAAACATGGTCTGGCTGCCGAAGGCCAAGCGCGTCAACCTCGGCGCGAACGTGGCCGGCGGGCCGTACGACGACGTGCGCAAGCCGAAGGTGTGCTGGCACTTCACGCAGGGCTCATCCCTCGCCGGTGCACGTGCGGCGTTCGCTGCGTACCCGCCACACATCGGCTACGACCCGAAGACCCGTGAGCTCGAGCAGTACGTGCCGCTGGACCGGCACAGCTACGCGTTCTTCAACGGTGAAGCCGACGACGAGTACATCATCCAGATCGAGGTGGTCGGCTTCTCGGAGCAGGCGCACCTCATGTCCGACGAGCATGTGCAGAACATCGTGGACGACCTGGTCGACCCGCTCGAGGAACTGATCGGCGTGCCGCCGGTCGTCATCCGGCACGGCTTCCGTGGCGCGGGTGAAGGCATCGTGCTGGCCTCCCCGTCCAGCCCGATCCGCATCTCCCTCGAGGAGCTGCGCGAGTTCTCCGGTCATCTCGGACACCAGCACATCCCCGGTGACGGGCACTGGGACCCCGGCAAGTTCCGCATCGACGAAGTTCTCAAGCGATCCCAAGGAGAAGACGACATGTCGTGGGACACCCCGATCCCGAAGCTGCCCAGCGAGGCCGACCCTCGCACCGAGGCGCCTGCGGGCGAGATGCTCAAGTGGACCAACGTCGCCGCGTGGAAGTCGGCCGATCTCGTCGAGGCGGTCAACACCAAGCTGGACGCCCTGCTCGGGCGTGAAGCCGGCGACATCGACGAGGTAGAGCTGGCCAAGCAGCTGCTGGCGCAGGGCCTCGGCTCGCAGCTGGGCCGCATCGACGAGCAGCAGTTCGCCCAGCTGGTCAAGGCCGTCAACGACGAGGCTGACCGGCGCGAGAAGTACCGCGTCAGCGCGCCCGTCCCGGAGAAGCCGGTGGGCCTGTGATGCGGTACTGGAAGCTGATCTCCGCGCTCGCCGGCACCGTCGTGCTGGCGCTGCAAACCGCGCTCGGCGACGGCTCGATCGACATGCAGGACGTCGTGATCGTCTCGGCTGCGGGCCTCGCGTCTTTCGGTGCGTGGCTCGTCCCTTCGACCACCGCACTGAAGACCATCAAGACGTGGGTGTTCGCCCTCGTCGTCGGCGCTGGCGTCCTCGGACCCGTTCTCGCCGGCGGGGTCACCCCACAGGAGTGGATGACCGTGCTCGTCGCGGTCCTCACCTCCGCGGGCGTGGCCGTCGCGCCCGGCCCGGAACCGAAGTCCGTGGTGATCGAGGGCTCCCACAGCCTCACGACGGACTGACCCCCGGTCTGCCGCCATCATCCCCGTGGCGGCAACACAACGCCCCTCGTTCCCCGGCCTACCCCACGGCCGGTCGAGCGAGGGGCGTTTGTGCTGTTCCTAGAACGTGGGGCAGATGTGCTTGCGCACGGCTGCGAGGATGCGCTCCGCCTTCTCAGGTCCGAAGCCGTTGCTCTGGCCTGGCGCTGTGAAGCGCTTGTTCGTCAGGTCGATCAGCTTGGCCTGGTCAGCGGGGAAGGACTGCACGCTCGAGCACTGGTCTCGGCCCCGGTTGATGGCCTTGTCGGGGTTGTCCTCGTCCACGATGGCGGGGTCGATCGCCCGCAGCTCGTCGAGGTAGGCCTTCACGGTGGCTTCGTCCGGCTTCGGCGGGATCCCCGCGGCGGAGGCAGCGGAGGGTGCGGACGTCGTGTTCACGGCGGCCGGCGCGGTGCTGGTGGCGGGATCGGCTGCAGGTTGCCCGGCGCACCCCGCGAGTCCGAGCATGGCCAGTACCGTCAAGGCGGTGGCGAATCGGGTCACAGCGAACCTCTCGTTTCCGGAGCGGACGGCGTTACGTGCTCTGCTGAGTCGAAGATCCACCCTGTGATCCGCCACTTCAGCGGCCACGGGGATCCGAGTTCGGCCGCAAGCCGATCGGCTATCGGGGTGTCGCTCACTGCCCGTTCCGGATCGCCCGCCACGCGCTGCTCAGCCCCTTGGCCTTGGCGAGCATCTGCATGACCACGTCGTACATGGCGGCGTCGTGGTCCTCGAGCTGGTCGAGGTAGACGTTCGCTCGAGCGAGAGCGATCGGGTCCGGGGGGAGTATGGAGATCAGCGGCCACACCGTGTCGCAGTGATGGATGATCTCGGCCTTCGCCGCGTCCGTGAGCTGCGCAGTCACCTGAACCTCCAACCTGGAACCAAGGTGGAGCTCAGGAGACTCGGGTCACCGAGCTCCACCTTGGGACGACGCCGGCCAGTGCCCCTGTCGGGGAGGTCCAGGGCTCTGACCGGCTGCTTCGGCCCGGTCGGCGGTGCGTTGCGAGGCGCGGGAATTCCGCCGACCGGGGACTGCGGGGCGGAGGGCCAAGCCGCGAGACGCGCCCGGACTCGAGCGACCTGGACCCTCCGCGCACGGTGGCGGTTGTAGCGGGGCGTCACGGCCAGAACGGCAACCAGCAGACAGCCCATCGAGATCCACCACCCGACCATGTGCGCCTCCCGTTCGCTGAGGCCTGCCCCACGCAGGTGTTCACCGGGCTGGTGTCTGCTGCGTAGGGCAAGCACCCCGCTCCCGCGTAGGGGTACGCCGCTCACCTAGTAGTGGCGACGTGCGTGAAGCGGGGCCCGCCCCGCCGTTGACCTGTGAGAGTGCGGCGGGGCGGGCTGCCTCCCGCCGCCGTCCGGCGGGTGCTCAGGAAACATAGCGCAGGAATTTCCTGCGGGCATTGCCGCAGAAGGGTGAACCGCAGGAAACACGGTTGAGCGCGGGTGCAGGATGGTCACGCACATCGACGCCACGGAGGACTGAATGAGCGGCAAGCCCGGCCCGACGATCCGCAGATGGCAGCTCGGTCACGAACTTGCCGAGCACCGCGCCGCTGCCCGCGTGTCGGCTAAAGATGCGGCTGCCGAGATCGAAGTGACCGCCGGAACGCTGTCGAAGATCGAAGGTGGCAGGCAATCGATCAAGCCGATGTACGTGAAGCTTCTCGCGATGCGGTACGGCTTGTCCGACGAGAAGCGGGATGAACTGCTGGGCTTGGCGCACGAGGCGAATCAGCCGGGCTACTGGGTGACCTATTCCAAGCTGGTGCCCGACTGGTTCCGCCTGTTCCTCGGATACGAGCACGACGCGTCCACGCTTCAGGCGTACGAATCCGAGTTGGTGCCAGGTCTGCTGCAGACGCCCGACTACATCCGCGCCATTCTGCTGGCGGGCAACCCGACCGCCACCGATGAGTGGCTGGCGAATCAGATCGAGCTGCGTTTGCTGCGTCAGCAGACGTTGATCGACGCGAATCCGCCGTCGTTCCACGCGGTGCTCAACGAGGCCGTTCTGCTGCGTCTGGTTGGCGGCAAGGATGTGATGACCGCCCAGCTTCGCGCTCTCGCCAAGGCTGCGGAGCAGCACACGATTCAGGTCCTGCCGTTCTCCGCTGGTGCGCACCCGGCCATGACGGCACCGTTCCTTCTCCTCGGCTTCGACGAGGAGCCTCGGATGAACACCGTCTATCTGGAGAACGGTCGCGGCTCGCTCTATTTGGATCGAAAGAGTGACCTCGACAGCTACAGCGCCAAGTTCGAGCAGATCACGCGCCTGGCGCTCAGCCCTGAAGACAGCCTCTCGCACCTGGTTTCATTGACCCGCAACCTGTGAGAGTGCGAAGGAGGTACGGGATGACCCCGGACCTTGCGGGAGCGGCGTGGCGCAAGTCGAGCCGCAGCGGAGTAGAAGGCGGCAACTGCGTGGAGGTCGTCGCCGGCGTCCGTGCCGTCCGTGACAGCAAGAACCCGGCAGCGGGTGCCCTCCGCCTTGGCGAGGGTGCCGCCGCCGCGTTCATGACCGCGGTGAAGGCGGGCACGTTCGACGCCTGA